TGTGATGCAACTTGTTGCTTCTCTAATGTAGTTTCGGCTAATACTAATCCACCTTTAGTTTTCTCTTTCATTTTAAAAGGTAAAACTAAAAGTCTCCAACCCGTAGGTTGTGGAATCTTTCCTTTTACTTCCTCTTCTTTTTTCTCTGATTTTTTTACACCAACAAGATCATTGTTTGGTGTTAATATCGATGACTGTTCCTTCATTATGCTCCTTATCGTTTAGCAGGTTAGAGATTTCCTGACGCACTGATTCCAGTGCATTGATTTGTCCTATTATATACTTGTAATTTTCCATGTTGTCAATACCACCTGACGTGACCGATATAGACAAAGCTTCTACTCTAGAATCTAGGAATCTTAGGGTTTTATTTATTACTGTTTCTAATTGCATTTAACACTTCCATCTTCTCCGTGCTTGTCTGATTCGAGAATTAGGATCGTTACGTGTTTTTGCAGATGATCGTTTGAGTTGGCCTGCGCTACGTGCACAGTACGACTTACGTCGATTTGCAGCTTTTGATCCTGGCTTCACTTTTCCAGTCACGGCTGTTTTTAATTTACTTCCAGGGTTTGCTGCCCTGTAAGCTCTTACACCTTTTGCTGTCATTCCAGCTCCAGATTTTGTTGGTCTATAATTAGCGTTCTTACCTTTAGTAGTTTTTCTAATCATTAGACTAATCCTCCAAAGGACATTCTTTTTCTTTTAGTAAATGTTGAAACATTTGTTGGCTTACCGCCAGGATTACCTGCCGCTCTTTTTCGTTTGACAGCACTCGCCTTTTGTGAGCTTGTCATCCGTGTGGCTTTTGCAAGTGGAACGCATTTTGGATATTTCCTCTTTGAGCCTTTGCTTCTCCCGCAAGGTTGATACTTGCCGTCTTTCTTCGGTGCTCCAATGTCCACCCATTTCTCTGACACCCATTTTCTTAGTCCCATTATGAATTCTTTCCGTAAGCTCTCCCCATACCTTTAGTGCAGAGACCTCCATTGGCCTTCTTTTGTCTTTTACCACCTGGTGTAATTTTACCTGAGCAAACTCCTGATGCATACATATTAGCATATGCTGATGGATATACTTTAAATTTTCTTTTAGCTGCAGCTTTTCCTTTTGCACAAAGTTTTGCCATATTAATCTTTTTTATTTCGTTTAGCTATTATTTTTCTAGCTATTGTAAAAGGACTAAATCCTTTTAAAAATTTATTTGTTCTTGGAGTTTTATCAAAAGCAAGTTCTTTTTTAGGATTTTTTGCTATTTTTTTTACTACATCTGTTTTTTTGCTTACACCAAATGCACCGTCTTTTTTGTTTTTTATTTTACCACCATCTTTCATAAAACCCATTTTATTTCTAACTTCAGTAGGTAATTTTTTTAAACCTTTGTTATCAGCAGGGACAGGTTTTAATGAACCGCCATCTTTGTACATTGGTCTTATCATTCCGCCACCCATCATTTTTTTTCTCATTATTTTTTTCCTCCGTTTTTAAAAATCTGTGTACCCTTTATACCAAAAATACTTCCCACGACAAGGATCCAAAGTGTACTGAACCAAGTCGGGAGTGCCGCGAAATGCTCAAAGAAAATTTTTACTTTTTCCATAGCAACTGGATTGTCTGAAAAGACTCCCCACGCAAGCACAATTATAGGGGCAGACAATATTACAAGAACAAATTCGTCCTTATAATCGTTTTGACGTGCTTCTAATAATTTACCCTGGTAAGCTTCCTCACCTCGAGCTTGACGCTCTGCATGTAACAGTTGTGCGTCTGACATTGCGACTTTTGCCTTCTGCTTGTTAGCATAAATCTTACTTCCAGCAGAAACGGCTAATTTGATTGCCGATAACCACATAATTTAGTACCAAGTAGCAGTTTTTTTCTTTTCAGCTAGCATTCTTTTAGTACCTCTAACTTTTTCCTTGTCTCCAGTAGGAATATAGTTGAAAGCACCGTCAGCTGTAGTCTTAGATCTTGGATCTATCTCTACATTCTGACTTGGAACTGCCATCTGTTTTGCTTTTTTATAGTTCATCATAATATTTTACCTTTTGTTAAACTAATATACCATTAATTTTCGTCAATAACAGACATTTGTTGTATACCAGATTTTGCAAGGCTAACTCCAGCTCTTAATTTAGCTAAATCTTCATTTTGTTCAAGCTTGTCTTCAAAATTATCTTTAGATTGTAGCAATCTTGCTCTTGCAAGTTCTTGTTGAGCTTGATCATTTTCTTTTTTACGTTCATTTTCCATGGCTCGTAGATCAACTTCTCTAGATTTTAGTTTTAAAAGTGGATCTGAATCAAATTGTGATGTGATTTTGTTCTCTTCCTTCATAAAATCTTCTGTCATTTCAGCAATTAACACCGCTTTTCTAGCTTCAATCGTCTGCATTATCTGTTGTAGCAATTGTGCTGACTGTGGATTGGTTGGTGCTTGCTGTTGTAGCACTTGCATTTGCATCATTTGCTCTCTGAATTCAATTTGTACTTGTTCTTGGGCCATGATTGATATGTGTTCAAGAATGTTTTTTTGAATTGAAGCCATAACCACAGGATTATTTCTAACCATGTTTGTTGACATAAAATTCAAGTGAGCGGTGATGTGTGCTCTGTGATCTTGACCAGGAAACGCTTGAAAAGGTTTCGCGTTTAACGCATTAATATGCTCGATACTTGGATCAATGGGTTGAACTGGAGCAGGTGGAGGTAATATTTGATTAATATCTTTCACTCCAATTGCTTCATACATTTTTCTGTACGCATTATATAAATTATGAATCTGTGGATTCGATTGCGCCAATTGTAATTCTGTTTGTGCTAGTGTAATTCTTTGTGACTGAGAAAATATATTTGGATCTGCAACAGGAATAATATCTATTCTATTATCAAAATCTAATTGTTTAATAGTTCTAGCCCCTCCAACCACGTCATATGGATATTCAGGAGGTAAGTATTGAGAAATAATTTTTCCCAATAATCTAAATTCTTTTTTCATTGCCGCATACAATCGTTTATGGATTGCACTCATGACACGTGAACCACGTTCAAGAAGAGCAATAGTTGTTCCAACGGCTGCGCCTTGATTTCCATCTCCAACTTGCATATCAGCAATGGCTGCAAATCTTTGACCCGCACCAACAACAATTCCCATTAATGATAATAATGTCTGAGAAGGTTCCTTGTAGGGTAGTGGAAAGAATGCATCTCTTAGAGATCCACCTGGTGCATCTACATCTTTGAATTCACCTGGTTGAATTGGTGACGCTTCATCTCTTACCCTAACTCCACGTTGTTTAAATCCAGCAGGTAAGTTAGATAATGTTCCTGCATCTAGTAATTGTCTAAGTGCACTTGTTGCAGTTCTACTTAATCCACCAATCATGTGGATTAAACCAAAACCATAAAAACCTAGTCCTGGTAAAAATTTAAAATGTACAAAATAAGAAATTTTCTTTTTCTTAACATCATCGGGTGCATAGTTTCTTTTAATGGATAAAATTTTTCTTGATGCTTCTTCAACGGTTACAATGTATGGAAGTTTAATTCCTGTTGGCTCACCATCTTCCCCTATATCTTCAAAGCCTTCTAGGTCTAAATTAACATGGCATTCTAAAACATTGTAAACATCTTCTTGCTTACCTGTTTTTTTAGTTCCAGAAATTTCTCTTTCCTTCTTTGTTAATTCATCATTGTTGTCGACACCTGGAGGACCAAGTTCTACATCAGAATAGAAACCACTGACTTGTGATTTTCTTAAATCGTTTTCAGAAATTTTTAAAGAGTGGATGATTGATTCCGCTTCGTCTAATGAGGTAGCCGTGTACGGAACAATCAAATCCTCAGCAGGAATAAATTTACTCACTGCTCTCCCTAATAACTGGTCATAGTATATTTTTTTAAACGTCGAACCAGCTAGTGGTAAATGAAATAACATTTGATCGAACTCAGGTTCATATTCTTCCATTTGATCCATTAAAAGATAATTCATATAATCTTTAACCCGTTGAGACTGTTGTTGAACAGGTGGAGAATCTACTCCGATAATATCTGTTCTTACAGGTCCTTCTGCAGGTAATAATTCTTTGTAAGCTTGTGCTTGAAATTGTGTGACTGCTTCAGCAAGTACAGGATGAGTTGCACCACTTGCTCCTTGGAAAGGTTCAGTTCTATTTTCATATTTAAATCCTAAAAGATCTAAACCTTGAATATAAGTTTGCTCCCAATCTTTTCTGGAATTTTTATATTCCATGTAGTTGTCAACCATTTCGTTTCCGATTGGTTCTAAAATATCTTCAGGTAAAATGTCAGCTAAGTTATCAAAATGATTCTCGGTTCCTGGAACATTGATCGCTCCTGGTTCAAAGTCTAATGTAACTCCACCATCCTCTTCAGGTATAACTTCTACGGGACCTTGTTCTACTACTTCCTCTTCTACAACTTCTTCCTCAGCTGGTATTTCTACTTCTGTTCGAATTTCGTTAGGAAGGGACTTATCTATATCTGCCATTTACTTCCAGCCTTTTTTAGCAATCTTTGGTTTACCACTAACTAAACCACCTTTTTTATATCCTAAAAAATCTTTTACACTTTTTAAAGTTGGGTTTTTAGAGAACTCTTTTATTTTTGTAAAAGTTCTTTCTTTTATAGGTTTTGGGTTTTTTCCAGTAGCTTGTTTAACTCCTACATCGGCTGCTTTAATTTTACCGTCTTTAAGTTTTGCTTTAACTCCATGGTCTTTTAAAATTTTGATAGCTTTTTTGGTTGCAAGCTTACCTGCTACTACTGCTCCCGCTACTATTGGTCCTGGCATAATTTTTCTCCTTATTTATTATTAGCTTCTAACTTGTTTTAAAGGAACTTTCAACCCTTGTGGTGTTGGTCCTGATTTTGGTGGTGGTCCAGATTTCACGCCTCCTGAACCAAGTGGTTTATCAATCATACCACCATCTTTACTACCTTGTCTCATTTCTCTCATCTGTCTTAATGCTTCGCTTACCGCAGACTCTAAAGACATGTCTACTCTTAAATCTTTTACAATCTCATTAAATTTTTGTTGGGTTGCTTTATCAGCATTGGCCATGTACTTCTT